GTTCTGTGGTGATATCTTTCAAACTGACTTACAAAGAAACAGTGAGAAAGACGGTATATCACATTTTATGAAAATTCTTAGAGGTATGAAATCATTCTCTACAGTAGAATTTAATTTAGGTGATATTGTTCGTTCTGGTATGGTAAAGGAATATCTTATCAGTAAAATAAAACAACAAGGACAGACTGAAAGCGGTTAATAAATCTATTGACATTACAGTCTAATTGAAGTATAATATGTTAAAACTTGAGGATAAATTATGTTTACACACACACCAGTTGATATACCAGAAGTAAAAACTAAGAACGTAGATCGCAAACGATTTTATGTAACACCAAATGGAATGTACCCATCAATCACAACTGTACTGAATGTACGAAAACGTGAGGGTTTAGCCCAGTGGCGTAAAAGAGTTGGACATGATGTTGCAAACTATATTGCAAGAACTGCTGCGACTCGTGGAACTAAAGTCCACCATATGTGTGAGGACTTTATAAACAACCAAGAGGTAGAAAAAGACAATCGTGAATTTCTGCCTTGGTGTTTGTTTCAACAACTAAAACCAGTAATAGAAAAGAATATAGATAATATATTCGCTCAAGAGTGTGGACTTTGGAGTGACAAATATCAAGTTGCTGGTAGGGTGGATTGTATTGCAGAATATAATGGAAAACCATCTATCATTGACTTTAAGACTTCTCGTTCAGAACGTAATGATGAGTATAATGAGTCATATTATATTCAGGCAGCTGCATATGCAGAAATGTTTGAAGAACGAACAGGAATCGAAATTAATCAAATAGTAATTCTTGTTGTAACAGAAGATGGAACAGTTCAAGAGTTTGTTAAAACTAAACATGACTACTTACCATTACTAGTAGAAACAGTTGAACAGTTTGTCTCAGAGTGGGAAAAGGAAAATGAGGAAGTTACTGCTATGCGTAGTGATGCTGGGATGTAGTCCAGCATTTGCAGAACCCTACTGGACACAAAAACCAGTTCAGTGTGGAACAGCACAAGAAATGGTTGATATCACGATGAGGTTTGGTGAAGCACCAACTATTATCATGGAAGGTAAAACTATGAATACAACAGGTGCATTAACAAAATCTAAACTTGTTATTGCACATAATAAGGATACAGAAACATGGACACTATTAGAATTTACTGATAAAGATACAGGATGTATTCTTAATACTGGAAGAGGATTAAAAGTAATCCCTTGGCCAAAAGGTAAATCTTTATAATGGAAACAATATGGCATATACTATTGACAGTTTGTTCTGGAAGCACATGTCTAGAACAAGATGTGCAGTGGTTTCAAACTCAATCAGAATGCGAAGTTATGATGGTTGAGTATACAGAAATTCCAGTTGATGGTGATTGGGATACTGTAGAATTTATTTGTAAGCCAGTAGGATCAATTTCTTCTTGACTCTTTGGAACTACTGTGGTATAAATAGAGTACAGTTTGTTGATACAAACCGAATACTAGACAGGACATGGGGGCAGTACCCATCGCCTCCACCATAATCTCACTTCTAGATGAGATATTGAATCACTGCTTGGGAGTGGGATTATGATGGGGGCGAACTAGGATCGACTGATAGGGATAGGTAAGAGTAGAACTGTGGGATAGACGCCTAATAGTCTAACAAAACTAAACGCAAACGATAATTTTGCACCTCAAGGTTACGCTCTAGCAGCTTAATCCGATAGGGTTTCGGTGGGTTTCCTAGTAACAGAATAACCTACCACTTAATTTGGAGATTATTATGTATCGTGTAACTGGATATTTTAAAGATAAAAAAGTTGTACAAAAGTTTGTGAACGTATATGATGCAATAGATTTTAGAGATATTGTGGATGCACATTATCCAGTAAAGGTAACATTTGAAAAGGTAATAGATATGAGACAATGGGTATATGATTGTTGGAATGGTGTAATGGATATGGATAGAAATCCGTTGAGACATATTCCAGATTTGCAAGTAAGACATATGGTTTTACAAATACTTGCATGGATGTGGTGCATCGTATTTTCGTTTTTAGTTGGTAGTTTTGTTGTATTTGGTATTAGTGCAATTGCTCACATTATCTTACTTGCAGCTATTGTTATTACAGTAGGAACATTTGAAACTGCAAAACGTAAACCGTCTTTTTTTAATAATTTCCCTACTGGTACACCAAGTAGGTCTAGACAAGTTATGTATCTTTCTGGTGATGGTAAAGTTGAAAAAATTAAACTTGACCCAAATGATCCAGGCGGAGAACACGAGTAGGGTGGCGCCTTAATACGCCCGTGTAGTCCTACGGTAAGGATTACGATGCATCCAGAATAATATTTACTGGCTCTGCTTTATTAGATAGGGGGTGGGGCGCCCTGCTCCCTATCGTTTTAAAAGGATAAATTATGAACTTAGAAGAGATTACAGTGATGACACCAAAGAAGTTTGCTATTAAAATAGAAACAATTGTAGCACAAGGTGGGGTTAGTTATATGGATGCAATCTTAGACTATTGTGAGAAGAATCAAATGGAGCCTGACTCAATAGCACCGCTCATATCAAAACCCCTCAAAGAGAAAATAGAAGCCGATGCAAGAGAATTAAATTTCTTGCCTAGAGTAGCAACCCTACCAATCTAAGGAGTTTCCAATGGAAGCGTGGGAAGCCTACCAAATGTACCTTGGTCTCAAGTTGCATTTTACTACAGACTACGATTACACCAGATATGGTGGACGTACATCTGCAACCAAGGCTTCGTTCTTGAAAAGAAGAGATAGACATTTCTTCTCTAGGGTCGCAAAGAAGTATGATGATAAATCGTTAGACTACTTTGTTGCAAATTTTGTCCACTCGCCTAAAGGGTGGTTAGGAGATTTTAAGGAAGAGAATTATCTGAAATGGTCTAAGAACAAACAATCATTGACATACAACTTTCTTACTGATATGTCATTTTTATTTGAACAAGTTGATGATTTTAATTCAATTTTCTCTTTACAAACAGGTAAACATCCTGTATTATTAAAGAACTTCCTTGCTAAAAGAGTTAGTTTGGAGACAATGGTAATTCTGCAAGGATTACTAAACTATGTTAGAAGATTTGATGAAGGAATGAGTGATGATCTAGTATGGCCTGACAGCAGAAGATTAATTGTTAAGTACACCGCATTTCTACCTTATGACAAGGAGAAGTGTAAAACGAAACTACTCAAACTAGTAAAGGAGACATTCTAATGGGTATCGAAGTTGAACTTCCAGATCCAGTTCGTTCAAACGAATCGAATGAACTTATTAGGGAAAGAGACTTCTATCGTGCAAAGCTTAAGGAAGCAACTGCTCGTGTAAAGACTCTAGAGTCCGATTGCGCTGAACTTCAGAAGCGTGATATCGAACTTTCCAAACGACTTGCAGAAGTCGCTAATAAGTCTAATATGTCATGGCGTCCAAGACGGCGGACATAACGCATTATCCTGAGTATGATATTAAACTACTCAATTTGAAATAAGGATATGACATGGAATATAAACAATTGTCACAAACAAAGTGGGAAATTGAAGCAATCGTAGATGGTAAGAAAAAGATAGTTATTTACGATTTTCCGTATGTTATTAATCAAGTAGGTTGGGATTTTGAAAACATTAAAAAGGTGAAGAAAGATGATGGTGACAGAGAATAAGGAAGACTATATGCTAACATCCGCTAAGTTGGTATCGTATTCGATGCCTACAGAGGATTTTGCTGAAGAAGGACTTGGAGATGTCCAAGATTTAATTTCGTATTGTGCTCGTGTATCTAACCCAGCAAATCAATTTAACAAAAAAACTTCAGAGAAACTTATCAAGTATCTCATAGATAACAAACACTGGTCACCTTTAGAAATGGCTAGTGCTTGTATTGAAATAGAAACAACTCGTGACATTGCACATCAAATTGTGCGTCATAGAAGTTTCAGTTTTCAAGAATTTAGTCAAAGGTATGCCGATCCACAGTCTATGGGAGCTGCTTTCACAGCTCGTGAATGTAGACTTCAAGATCCAAAGAATAGACAGAACTCTATAGAGATAGAGAATGACCCTTCTATACAATTGGATTTACATAGACAAGATTTAATTACAAATTGGCAAAGAAAACAACATGGTATAATCAATCAAGCAAAGGAAGCCTACAACTGGGCAATCGAAAATGGTATTGCTAAAGAACAGGCTCGTGCAGTTCTGCCTGAAGGATTGACAAAGACATGTATTATGATGAATGGCACACTACGTTCTTGGGTACATTATATAGAATTAAGAAGTGAAAATGGAACTCAAAAAGAACACATGGAAGTTGCGAAAGCATGTGCCAAGGAGATTGCAAAAATCTTCCCATTATTGAAAGGATTGTAAATGTATTTGTACGAGTCTGATGTATACAACGATGAACCATTAGTTGCATACATAGAGAACTTTATTGCACCAAGTGATTGTGATGAACTGGTGGAATATTCTAGACCAAGAGTTCATAACTCTCAAGTAGTAGATAGAGATGACGGTAGAATTAGACCTGATCAGGCTCGTACAAGTTCTGACTTTTTTATTACGGAACATGAACATTCAGTGAATAAACTTATAAGAGATAATACTGCTGAGTTCTTTGGTAAACAAACAGAGAACTTTGAAGATACTATGATTATCAATTATCAAAAAGGACAACAATATAAAGCACATTTTGATTTCTTTGTGCATAAGGGTGTACAACATAATACTAATGCCCAAAGAGAAGCAACTGCAATATTTTATCTTAATGATGTTCCAGAAGGTGGAGAAACAGAGTTCCCACACTTGGGATTGAAGTTTGTACCAAAGAAGGGTGCATTAATTTACTTTGAATATAACTATACAATGGATATAAACAAACTAACACTACACGCTGGTTTACCACCAGCTGATGGTTTAGAAAAGTGGATTGCAACAATTTGGATGAGGTATCCAAAATGAGTAAAGTTTTTATTGTTGGTAACGGTGAGTCCAGAAAAAAAGTAGACCTCATGCAACTGAATATGATGGGTAAGGTTTATGGTTGCAATGCACTGTATCGTGACTATACACCAGATGTATTAATTGTCGTTGATGGTGGTATGCAACATGAAGTATATACAAGTGGATATCCATTAAAGAACAAATGTTACTTTCGAAGCTGGACAAGATTGCCAGGCATTATGTTTGATACAATAGTTGGAAGTACAGAATTTGAACATGAAGGATGGACAATATTCAATAAAAGAGAAGATAAAAATTCTTTTGTGTTCAATGGAACTGACCCTAATCAGATGAAACGACAACACGATCACTATACATCAATGGGATACGACCAGAAAACTATTGATGAATTGTTATCAAAACATCATAGATGGATTACATGGTGTGAAGAATATGGAGATGATGAGGTATACCTCATATCAGAAGAATACAGTGGTTGGAGTGCAGGCCCAATCGCAGTACGAACTGCAATAAGTAATGAAAATCCAACAGATATATTTCTGATAGGATTTGATATGGGCAGTTCAGACGGCAAAGTAAACAATATGTATAAGGATACAGACAACTATCTTTCATCAGATGCAGCTGTAACTCCAGATACAAATTGGATACAACAACACAAACAAAATTTCCTTGATTATCCACATGTGAGATTTTGGAAAGTGAATCCTGCTCCACTTGGAACTGACGATACATGTAAGTTCATTGAAGAGTGGAAAGATATCGAAAACCTACAGTACATAGAATTAAAAAATTTGAATTTATCTGTTGACTTTGGGTGGATGATGTAGTATTATAAATACTAATACATTATGAATCATGTGAAATACTTAAACATACGAAAACATACGGAGAAAAATATGTCTATTTCAGCACTACGCAACCAGAACTCTCTGGACAAACTTTTAAAACAAGTCCAAAAGGACGAATCCCCAACAACTGAGAAGAAATCATACGTTGATGAACGGCTCTGGAAACCACAGGTTGACAAGGCTGGAAACGGTATGGCAATCATACGTTTCCTTCCAGCACCAGTGAATGAAGAAATGCCGTGGGTTCGTGTTTGGAATCATGCATTCCAAGGCCCAACTGGACAGTGGTATATTGAGAACTCTCTAACCACACTCAACCAAAAAGATCCTGTATCTGAGTACAATACTCAATTGTGGAACTCTGGTGTTGAGAGTGATAAAGAGATTGCTCGAAAGCAGAAGCGTAAACTGCAATACTACGCAAACATCTATGTCATTCAAGATTCTACCAATCCAGAAAATGAGGGTAAAATTATGCTCTACAGGTTTGGTAAGAAAATATTTGATAAACTGATGGAGGCAATGCAGCCTGCGTTTGAAGATGAAACTGCAATCAACCCATTTGATTTATGGGAAGGTGCAAACTTCAAACTGAAAATTCGTAAGGTTGACGGTTACTGGAACTATGATAAGTCAGAGTTTGAGTCACAGTCTCAATTGAAACCATCAGATGAAGAAATGGAAGCAATCTATGATAAGCAATATTCTCTTGCAGATTTCATGGCTACTTCAAACTTCAAATCATATGATGAACTAAAAACTCGTTTGGACACAGTTCTAACAGGTACGGTTGCGACAGGTAAGACTGCCGCTCAGTTTATAGAAGAAGAGGAATCAATTCCAGCACCTACTATGAAGTCTGAACCAGCACCAGAACCAACATCAGTTGACGCTGATGAAGATGACGCAATGTCATACTTTCAAAAGTTGGCAAACGAATAGGTGTAGTAGTACAGTCCTTGGCGCAGCAAGTTCCGTAACGGTATCGTAACACCGCCTAAAAAGACTACTAAATACTAAAGAGAAGAGGAGAGGACAGGGAGTCAAATTTCTGTCCTCTTTTTCTTGTCATATTATTGTTGTTGTCAAAACATTGACTTGACATAAATATATTAGGAGAAGAAAATGGCTAAGATTAGCGATAACACGGAAGTTGCATTACCATTAAGAAATATCCTTTCAATGATTGCTGGCGCTTCTGTTGCCACTTGGGCTTACTTTGGTATTGTTGAACGACTAAATCAAATAGAAACTCAACAACATATGCAAGAAAGTGATGTTACTATGAATACAGAATTTAGAATAAAATGGCCAAGAGGAGAAATGGGTTCTCTTCCAGCAGATAGCGAACAGTTTATGTTGATTGAACATATTGCAGGCGAACTTGAAAAATTAACTACAGAAATTGAAACTGGTCAAGCACCTTTTGACCAACAACAAAAATTGACTATGGAATTTTACGAAAAAAGAATTAACCAGTTAGAGGAAGCAATTGAGAAAATCAAGGATTCTCAACTAGAATTAAAAAGAAACGGAAACTGATATGATAGAGATGGTATGTATCACACTTTTATTATATGTTAATGGTGAGGTGGCTTCCCATGTTGGATACCACAAAATGGTAGATTGTTTGAGAGAAAAAAGAGTAGCAGAAAAAACGCATGAAGGAACTGAACCTTACAGATATACTTGTCAAAAGAGACTAGTAGAAGTAGGTAAGGATGCAGATGGTAATGACTATATTGTTCGTTTGTTAGACACAGACGAAGAACCACAAGTGAAATCTAAAAGCGTTACAGAAAGTCTTGGAGGATAAGTCATGGTTATAGAGGGAGCAATTGTATTATTGATGTTCTTTGGTAGTCCAATGGAACTTAAAGAATACACAGTGAGAGATGGTTTAAGTGAATGTCTTAAAGCGAAACGCACAATTGAACGTAACATTAAAGGGCCTACACAAAACGAATATGCTGGTTCAATGCGACTTGCGTGTAAAAAACTAGACGTTGAAGTCAACGATATCAATAGTATAGTTAGATTTATAGATGTTGCACCATCTGAACTAAAACCGTTCAATTAACTAAACAAAGTTCATTATATCGTATAAATACTAATGTGAGTTGAACGAGACTAATATTATTGTTTTATCATTTGTAATAACCCTGAAAGGTGCAAATAACGAATGGTAGATCCAATATCAGCTCTTGCTACGGCAACGAGCGCTTTTAATTTAATTAAAAAAGGTTTTAGTGTCGGCCGAGATGTAGAATCTATGGGCAAAGACCTTGGTAGGTGGATGGGTGCAATGTCTGACCTCAAGAAGGCAGATGAGTACGCACAAAAACCGCCTATCTTTAAAAAGATATTTGCCGCTGGTTCAGTGGAAGAAGAAGCTATGCAAGCTTTCATGGCGAAGAAGAAGGCAGAAGATATGCGTGATGAACTTAGACAGCTCATTACACATACTAGAGGGCTTTCTGCTTGGCAAGAACTTTTGACAACAGAAGCAGATATTAGAAAAAAGAGACAACAAGCAATATATGATCAGAAAGAAAGACAAAAAGCAGTTTTAGAAATTATTGCTGTAATTGGTCTAGTGATTTTTATTGCAGCCCTTGGAATTGGATTAATCTGGTTAATTATGGAATCGAGATAAATTGTGTCAATTGGAATAATTGTTACAGTTATTGTTATAATTTATATGGTAGCAATATTATGTATGGCTTTTTGGATGGACGAACAAACATATAAAACCCCCCATATACCAGAGACAGATTTAGAAACTAGATGTAAACACATCAAGCTTCGTATAGAACAGGCGGAATGGGAAGCAGAAAGACGTAGAGTATGATACATGCATTTATGTTAGTTGTTGTTATGGGAGCAGGCGAAGAAGCCAAACAACAACCTAGTCCAATGTATTTTAGAAGTATAGATGTTTGTCAGTACTATGCAAGACGCATACCAAGACAATATGGTAATTATGGTTCAAAGTATCTTGTGCCACCAGAACATAGAATAACTGCATACTGTAAACCAGTTTATATTGACCCTAATAAAAGAACGGTATACGATCACTAATGATTGAGTTTATGCTGACATGTTATCTTTTCAAACAATCTATTGTAGAAGAATTTGGACAGAGAGATCGACTGTGTGAATATAGGTGCCAGAAACAGATTAAAGAATCTTCTTACACTGCCCCACAATACCAATGTCCAAAGAAATTGTATATTGAAGACCCTGATAGAGATAGATGGCGTCTTATAGTACCATCAGATAAGCGTTAGAATGTATTTGCTGCGATTGCTCTGAGTGTTGGATCATTATCTCCAACTTGCATTGGAATAAGTCCACCTCGACCTCCACCACCACTTTTTATATTGTTATTTGTTGTCGGAGCATTTATAACAATAGGTTGTGACGATGTTCTTGAATCTTCTCTTACAGAACCCTGTGCAACTGCACCAGTTCTCAACGCAGCCATTGTATTATTTGGTATGATGTATCCTGACCCTCTAGGTAGGAATAATTCTGGCCCTGCTTCACCAACAACATAATCCTCACCTCTTTCAATTGGACCACCCTTTTCTCGGCCTTCTGGTGCATCTGAACCAAACAGATTCATCAATCCACCTTTGAGTTTTTCACCCAATCCAAATTCTCTACCGAAAATTTTGAAGTTCATTATATCAAATGCTTTAGATTGTTCCAGTTTTTCTGAGAAGTTTGCAAATGGATTTAATTCTGAAAAATCAGGGAATGATATTTTTGGAATAGAAAGACTATCCCAAATACCTTTGAATTTTTCTTTCAAATCTGGTAGTGTTGGTAATGTTACCTTTGGAAGTTCAAGAGATTTCAGATCATCAAACAATCCAGCTGCTTTGTCTTTTAGATCTGGTAGTGTTGGGAGTGTAAATGTTGGAATTTCGATACCAGTAAAATCTTCAAATTTGTTTTTGATAGCACCAGCTCGTTCTTTGATATTCGCACCTAAATTTGTAATACCAGTTTTAACATCTGCAAAATCTGGTAGTGCAATACCAGTAAGTTCAGTTATCTTAGCAGTTGCAGCGTTGAATGCACCTTCTGGATCTGTTACTACTTTATTAATACCAGCCTTGACAGAATCAAATCCATCATTAAATGCTGTTTTTGCAGTGTTGAATGCTTCTGTTGTTTTCGTAGCAAGTGCTGATGCACCATTAGAGATTGCAGTTTTTGATGTGTTCCATGCATCTGTGATACCAGTACTGATTTTTGTAATACCATCAGAGATTGTCTTTTGTTCTACAAGTCCAAATGTCAGTCCAGATAGAAGTCCAGATACACTCTCTTTTACAATAGAACCAGCAGTTGAATTTTCATTCTTTGCTTCTTCTAGTCCTGCTCTAACACCATCAAATATACCAAAAGCCGCAGTTGCAATAAGTCCAATTGGGCCTGCAAATCTCAACGCACCTTTTGCCGCTACCGCTGCACCTTTAAGAGCTGTACCAGCAACTGATGCAACTTTTGTTCCACCTTTTACAATTGCGCCTGGTGCTGCTTTTAATGCAGTACCAGTTGCTTTTGCACCTGTTCCTACTAAATTTTTTAGACTACTACCTAATTTACTAAGTCCACCTTTTAATCCAGTTAGACCATCTTTAAGTCCTTGTATGAATTTACTTCCACCCAATTTAGTAGTTTGTGCTGTTAAGGAAGTTACAAGACCACCACTCTTTGAAAATGCAGTTCCAAGTAATTTAACTGCTGAAGTTAGAAATTTGAGAGTTTTGAGTGGTGCAAGTAATAGTGAAACTGCACCAATAGCAAGTACGATTGAACCAGCACTACCAAAGAAAGCTGTAAGATTTTCCCATGAAGGGTCTTCCAACATATTTTTAAAGTTTTTTGAAATATTTCCAATAGAAGTAAAGAATGGTTTTAGGTATGTGTCGTATAATGTTACAACTGCTGGTATGATTTTATCTGATAAGAGTACTTTAGTCTTTTCCCAATACTCACTATTCAAGAAAACTAGGAGAGCGCCTACGGCTGCACCAAAAGCAAGTTTCTTGAGTGTACCAAAAATATTACCACCTAATTCCTTACCCTTGTCTTTAGCAAATTTACCAAGAGTACCACCCACACCCATGATACCATCTTTGGTTTTTAATATTGCATTAAGTAGTTTACTTTGAGACTTTTCTCTTTGATTTTGATCTTCTACTTCACTAGCATCAGTATTTTTCGCAGCATTATTCATTCGAGTCTGATATGCTTTTTGTCCAGCTGCAACTCTACGGGCATCCTTACCTTGCTTTTTAATTTCATCTTGCTGAGTATCAACTATACCAGCAAGTTTGTTCAAAGCAGTTGTTTGGACTTTTAGTTCTTCTACGACTTTACTGAAATCTGCCATTTTATTTTACTTCTTTTTATCTGCGTATGCGTTACCAGCAAAGAAAGCTGCAACTATTGCCGCAACTGAAACAAAATATGTTGCCGCCATGTCACCTAAAATCTTTGATGCTTGGTCTAATCCAATCCAATTTGCAATTACTACTGCAAACGGATATAATAACATACCCCAAAGGGCAAACCACGCCATTTGACGCATTGCATCTCTACGAGCATCAGCGTCTTCTAGTTCTTTTCTTTTAAATTCCAAATTCATCTCCATTTCTTCATGTGAAATGTGTCCATCACCATTAGTATCAATTTTTTCTACGACCTTTGGGTCTACGGTTACTGTCTTTTTCTCTGCCATAGTTCTCTCCTTAACTATTTATTATCAGCCGCTCGCTGTCTTTCTCTTGTTTTTTCATCATCAAGATATTGTAGGAGTAAAGAAACATATATTTCCCTTTCCCACGGCATCATTTCTTCAAGTTCTGTTAAGGAGTACTTGTGGTGTTGCATCATCTGAAAATTTAATTGATAGTAATTTTCCAGACTATTGTGGGAAAGGGCTACTAAAAAAAATCAGATAGACCTTGTAGTACCACTTCACTTTCAACACCAGTATTAGGGTTCTTTACCTTAACAGGATATTTCACTTTTGGCATAGTATCAAAAAATTCACTCAGTTTTTCAAACTGATCGTGAGACATAGAATCAATAAATTCATCTAAGTCCTTTTCATCCATATCATTTCTCACATATACATTATCTGCATCATATATTTGATCGACACAACTTTTAATAATTTGAAAAGTAGAACCAGCTTCATCTTTTGTGTCTATACCAATCATCATGTCTACTGTAGGATATTTCATAATGATACCGATTGCGTCAGTTAGTTCAATCTTTGTATCGTGTCCTACTTCTTTTACACATGAAATCTGTTCAAGAGGTACATCTACCTCTACTTCAGTTTCACCATCATCAGGACATTTGACTTTTAGTTTTGCAACCTCACCAACTGATTTTGATCTCAACTGTAAGAAAACATACTCTAAATCAAACAGAGGCATGTTCTTTGAATTTACTACCTCAAATGTACATGCAGATACAATATTTTGTACTGCTCTAATCATATCTGATTCTTTACCTGTTTGTTGGGCAATCATCAGATGTTTTTCCTCTTTTACAAGGAATGGACGGTATTCAACTTTTTGTCCAGTTGAAGGGAGCGTCAACTCATATTTGCTCGTAGAGAGCTGTGGTAATGCCATAATATTTCTCCTATTGCATTATAAAAATTATCTTGGGCCATTTCTCAGAAAACTTGTTGCTGCTTGAATTGGATCAATCGTTGTTATTCTAGTAGTTGCTTCTCGTACTTTGTTTCTAGCGATTCTCATTACTGCATCATCATATGGAATTGGTGATTGTGGTATTTGCATTTGTCTTGGGAATTTACCAGCATCTGAATCTCTAAATGATATTGTATCTCCAGCAGTATCCACAAATTCTAAATCTTTAAATGAAAATGATACTTCTTGTTTTGCCAATTCGTTAACACTATTTTGTGAGTATTGAATTGGGCCCAAAGTTTTTGGAAAACACTCATTTAGTTTTAAACCAGATGTTTTTTCTCCATTTTTACCAAGTTGATAAATAAAGATTGGTTGGATGTATTCCTTATAATATTCTAAGTCATATGTATTTGGTTTAACAATATAGTCCATCCACAAATGTATGTAATGTTTTTCTCTATGTGTTGCTGACAAGAGAATCGTCATGTTGACTTCTTCTGCATATGTCAATCCTTGTGCCATTTCGTGTGTTGGCCCATATATATTTTCATTTGTTGTAGTTCGGATGTTCTTGCCTGGCATAGTTACACCCTCAACTCTAAATGAAACATGCCTATCGTCACCACTTGAAAATGGTGATTGTATTACAACCTCAAATCTATTAAGTTGTGCAGGCCCACCGTACTTATTAAAACTTGATATGAATTGATCTAATGCTGCCATTACGTTCTCCTAGGCTGACCAATTGTTTTTCTTGAATCAGCATATACTTGTGTTTCTCTCGCTCTTACGAACCTCTGCACTGGTAACAAAACTGCAACCATCATTTCTTCTGCATCAATTCTACGGAATGTTCCTTTTACATGATCTGCAAGATATCTCTTCACTGTAGGTTTTACCATTGGGTTTCTTTTGATACGATTCCATGTTAAACGAATTCTAGTTGTTTCGTCCATCCTATCATTCGTTGCATATTCCTGTACCACATTCAATAGTTTTAATCTCATAGGTATTGAAAGGTAGTGAAAGTTTAATCCAAGAAAACCATCTCTATATGGTTCAATGGGCAATACTAATGGAAACCTGTCATAGTAAGGTAACACCGACTCATTCATCTTATTCTTAGGATCATACATGAAAAAGTTCATAGTACCAAAGGTTGGACGCCCAGTTACAACTCCTTCACGAACAAGTGTAGCTGGTGGAACTTCACCAAGTTCACGCACCTTATCACGAAACCAACGAACACTACGTTCCTTGCCTCCTGTTTTTTCTAATATACTTTCAATTATCTGTGCCATACATGTATTTATACAGATTATCCAAGATGGTCTTCAGTTAGTATTTTAAATTCCATCTGTCTATCGTTGCACCATTCTATTGCTGCTTCCCACTTTGCTCTATTTACACCCCATGTACGAACCTCTTGAACAAATCTTGGCGACTTACGTTTTGGTGTTTTGGGTGGGCCACATTGTGCTTTAGGTTTTACTTCTATCAATAGTTTTTTGATAGAATTGTCTTTTTGTTTAACCTTTACATAGAAATCTGGGAAGTAACGATGTCTTCTACCATCTAAGGGAGATAC